CTTCAGCTGCTGCTTGGAATGCAAATCCCACGTATGGTACTTTGCTTAGTGCATTAGCTACACTATCAATAATGGGATTTAGTGCTTTAAAGCCAGTTTCAGCTTCGCCTAGACTTTTGGCTACACCACCAAGACTTTTGGTAAGAGCACCTGGAACTTTAAGCAATGCAGCTGGCAACTCATCGCCGGCTTTTTTAACGTTTGCCTTAAACTCGTCTATACTAACACTGGCTCGTTTGAATTGCCCAGCCATGTAGCCAGATTCTCTGGCTAGCTTGATCATCTCGTCGTTGGTTAACGTAATGCCGTCGCGCAACTTGTCAAACAGAGCTTGCATTTCTTGTTCGGTCATATTTCCAGGCTATAAGTATAGTGATATTTATGGCGACAAAAAATGACAGAAACTACTAACCCATTAAAGCAGTATTTTCGACAACCAGCGATTTACGCCCGACTGCCCAGTCAAGGTAAATTTTGGCCCGAAGGCACTGTTGCAATTCCGCCCAATGGAGAATTACCAATTTATCCAATGACTGCTGTTGACGAAATAACCACACGTACCCCAGATGCGCTATTCAACGGAACTGCGGTAATTAGAATTTTTGAAAGCTGTGTACCCAGTGTCAAAGATGCCTGGGTCATGCCGTCGATTGATGTAGATACCTTACTGGTAGCTGTGCGCATTGCCACATACGGTCACGAAATGGATGTCAACACTAGATGCCCAAACTGCGACACACAAAACGAATACCAAGTGGATCTAAGAACCATATTGGCCAACATCAAAGTTCCTGACTATGAATCCAGTATGGATATACAGGGTTTGAAGTTTTTCTTCCGCCCACTCAGCTATCATCAGATGAATGAAAACAACCAGTTGCAGTTTGAAGATCAAAAAGCCATGCAGACCATGGGTGATGCCGACATCGACGATCAAGAAAAAATGAAACGGCTGGGTGAATCGTTTTTGAGAATCACAGCACTCACAATCAAGAGTATTGCACAAAGTATCAGTGCCATACGCACCCCCGACGCTGTGGTAACTGAAACAGCGCATATCTTGGAATTTTTAAAAAACTGCGATCGTGCTGCGTTTAACGCCATAAGAGATCATATTGTAAAACTAAAACAGACATCCGAAACAGAACCACTCAAGATCACCTGTACTGAATGTACAACCCAGTTTGACCAACCATTTACTCTGGACATGTCAAATTTTTTCGTAACCAACTCTTAAACTCAAACTCTGAGCAAATTCCCAAACTAGTAGAATCACTAGACAAGGAATGCGAAGGGATTAGAGAAGAAGCTCTAAGACTCAGTTGGTACATGCGAGGTGGTCTCACTTATGATCAAGCAATGGGACTATCACCTCAAGAGCGCAAGTTAATAAATGCCTTAATCAAAGAAAACTTAGAAACCACTAAAAAATCTGGACTACCTTTTTATTAATCATGAATTTTGAACAAGCCAAACAGGACATTGAACAGTGGATCGTGGACTTTGTCGAAAAGCCCACGCCCTTGCTCAACGGGTGGGCACCATGTCCCTACGCTCGTCAAGCTAGACTCAGCAAAAAAGTAGACATACGCCAGGGCTGTTATAATCCCATAGACGATCTCAAACATGTGATCATGAACGATTTTGATGTTGTGGCCTTGGTGTACGGTCCGGAACGCTGGCCTGCCGAAGAATTCAATCAACTGGTCGACACTGCCAACATGGTACACCTGAGTTCGCAGGGCTTGATTGCGCTAGCAGACCACCCAGATGATGCGGAATCTGTCAATGGCGTGGCAATGAACCAAGGCACTTATGCCATTGTGTTTGTACAAGATCTGGCCAAACTCAATCACTTTGCCAAGGTCTTGGGCAACAAAGGATTTTACGATGGGTGGGACGAAGAATACTTGAAAGTTTTGTTTGCTGGCCGCGAAGATCCAAGATCATGACATACGAATACGCACGTATTGATCTCAGCAAGACCTCATACTACCCTACCACAACGTACAGTTATCTATCGGCTTCTGACGAAAACATAACTCAACTAAACGATATCTATAGAACTTATTGTATCTATAAGCATTTTGGTAGTGTAATGCCTATATTTAAAAGCCAGTACACCGATCCCAATACTGATATACTAGGATACTACGACAACGACGAGTTGGTAGCGTTTAGTTTAATCAAGCTATACGACAAACATAATGCACTATGCGAACAGTTTGCATGGACATATCACCGACCCAAACTGAGATTAGGCATCGAAAGCCTAATAACCGAATGTGCAATTTATAAGGAACGGGGATTCAAGTACCTGTACCTGGACCAAGCACATTTATACAAGCAAGGCCTCCAAGGCTTTGAACTACTAGGACCAATGATATAATGGCAGACATATACCACATCTGGGCAAACAAAGAAGGCGACATCAGCGACATAGACTGGGTCAACAACATGCGCAGTTTCTTACAACACCTGGTCGATGAACACAAGATGGAATCGTTTAGAATCACCAGATGCAAGATGGGATTTCGCAGCATTGCTGACATGCCAGAGTGGCACATTATGATGGAGTTCGTTGACATGGCACAAATGGACATGGCCTTCCGAAGAGTTGCACCACTAGAAGGTGAGCTAGAGACAAAACACAAATCATTCAATCAGTTTGTTTCAGGTGACATTCAACATGCACTATTCAGGGATTATCCTGATGACTTGTAAGATGTGCTGACGCACATCTGTGGTTTCACTTCGTTCACAACATTATTTTCTTATCTAGTAGTGAACAGAGCAGTTGTACATATCTCATCTAGATTAACTGGCCACACTTAACCCACCGAAGGGTTAAGAAAAAACTGGAACCTCATCTGAGTAGCCCAGCCACACTAGCGTTAGAACTATAATGCAAAACATCTACATCGCACAGGCGGTTGTCCGGTACCTGCTCGTTCCGTCTTAATATACAACGGTAGTCTGTGTCACACACGCAGTCGTATGCACAAACTCAGGGTTTTTCTCCCTTCTTTTTGCCTTTTTGTCATCTTCAAACAATCAAATCGCAGGTCTTACTAAGCGATCGTCGTCCTGTCAAGGATAGTGATTGAGTGCTTCTTGCAGCGAGAAGACTTCCATCCCTGCGACTCTCGTCCAGGTTTAGGGCACTCGATATGAACCAGTGCTAGTCGTTACTGCCGTTCGTTGCCTGTCAAAGTTTGTTTTTTATGTGTGATCCATGTACACGCACTTGAATGTGACCATTGTAGTAGTCATCTGATTCCAGTACTCGACGTGAAAATTGTTCACGTGCTTCTATGTACGAGCATTCGGCTTTTGATTTACAGTAGTATAATATTTCGCGTTTGAAATTGCTGTTGCCTAGGATGTTGATGTCTTCTGTGAGATTGGGGGAGCTGCCGTAGTATTGTTGCCAGTCTGAGTCTATTTTACTTTTGATTTTCTTTCGCTTTTTAGTGCCGTTCTTTAATTTTACTACTTTATAAGTGGTCTTTGCAAACTTTGCGAGCTTTTTGCCCACATACATCTTGCCATTGGTAGTATTTGTAATCAAATAAACAAATCCAATGGCATCCTCAGGTAGTTCCGAGACTTCTGTTCCATTATAATACCATGTCATGCGTATAGTTATGATGGATCATGTAATACTTGCAAATTTCGTAAATGATAAAATGGTGGACAAACAAAATCTATTTTGATTATTCCTTTTTTGTGCATGTATCCATAAGTGTTTTCAATACCAGCATCGGTGGTATAAACTGCTGTTTTCTTGGCAACGTGTGTGATATCTGTGTTGTCTACAATCAACTGTAATATTTCTACAGCCAAGTCATGTACAATAACATTTTTTTCATTGACCACGGTGTCATTTTGGCCTTTGTTAAGAAATTCTATCTCCAAGCAGTGTGGCCCAATATCGCAGTGTGAAATTTTCCCCACAGGCACACCGTCTAGTCGTATCACATACTCTGGCTGTTTGTCAGGCAAAGAATGTTCTTTAAGATTTAGTGATATTGAAAATCTTTTGGGGTTTAGCATCTTTGTACCAGTCTAGTTGTTTTTTTACTGTATTAATTTTTCTTTGCAAATGATTTATTTGATCCGAATCGTTTTCAAAATCCATACATGTTTCACACAGTTCGATAAATCTTTTTACTCTGACATCAAAGGTATTAGTGGGGTTGTTGGCACTGACCCAAGCAAATGTTGAGTACCCGTTGACGTTGTCAACGTGCATCTGAAAATGATCTACCAAGTTCTGATCCTGAGTCATGGGCACACCGTCCAACAACAGGAAAGTGTTTATTGGTGATATTTTTAATAATCCATTGCTGCGGGGAACCCAGTATCGGATCAGTTTCATAGTTTCTTGCCAGTCTTTGTCGGTCTCAGCGGGGTAACCAGCAATTATGTTCCAAGATTGATATATGTTGTATTTGATCAGCATGTTTGTAGTGTAGTCGACATCGTCGGCACTGCTGCCTTTGCCCATGTGCAATCGAATTTGTTCGCTGCCAGATTCCATGCCAATCTGTACACGATGACATCCAGCTCGTGCCATGGCTTCGAAGTATTTTTCAGGCATGTCGCGCTGTGATCGACAAATCATTTGTGCTTCGTATTTTATAGTGTCAGGTAACCGTTGGGCCAGTTCATTGTTCATTTCCCAAAAAGGTTTCAACCCACCGTTGATTAAACTGTCAGTAAAACTAAAATAAGTTGCCTGGTATTTTTGATGTAGCTCAATCATCTCGTTAGCTACACTGATGCCGCTGCGATATCTGAATCTATTCCAAATGTTCCCTACATCACAAAAATTGCAGTTCTTAACACACCCTTTGCTGGCAGTTATTAAAAAAACATGTCCGTCGGAATCAACTCGGGAATCTTTGGCAGAACTCCAGTAACTTCTTAGAGTTTTGGGATACAACTGAAAATTATAATCTGAATAGTCAGGCACAGGAACAGCATTGAGTTGTTCGTTAGTAAGTTGAGTCACTGTCAATGTGCCTGTGGTGTTTTCTTTCAGTATCTGACCAAGAGCATATTCGCCTTCGCCCAGTAAAGCACAATCTGCTAACCCTGAGTCCAGCATTAACTCGTGCCATCTCTTCTGGTACTGAAATAAAAAAATATTAAGACCGCTACCACCCAGTATAATTTTAATTTGATTATTCAGCAGTCGCACATGATAGCACAGATCTTCAACAAACCGTTGACTGTTTTGTGTCAGCACAGAAATAGACAGAGCTGCGGGCTGATATGTTTCGACAATGCGCCGGGCATAACCAACAACAATATCAGTGTACCACTCAAACTCAGCTGTGGATAACTGTAGCTCTGGGGATTGCATCCACGCTGTCACAGACGAGTAGTTATTGTGTGTCTGATAGTCAAAGTTGAACTCAGCACTTGCGTCCCAAGTACTGCAGGAAAATCCATCTCGTTGTACACATGCTTTCAGTAAAGCAGGGGCTAGGCTGGGACCAAATGTATAAGTGAACGGTGCTGTAACCATCAGCAGATCAGACATTTAAAGTTCAACCTCCAGTCTCCATTGCTTACTAAAATGAGTTGAGTTTTCATCAGTGGAGCATACAAGTTTGCACGTGGGATGACATTCGGGTGTATTCCAGTGTTGTTTAATTTCTTCATACTGATCCACAACAGCACCATCGTTGTGTCCTAAGAAACAACAAGGATGCACAATGCCAGCAGCACTCACATATAAACTTTGTTCTTTTTTGGCGTGGCACATGATTGGGCCAGTGTTGAGCACAGGCGGAACCCAGCCCGCAGGTGGCTGTAGCCAGGCTATTGTATTTTTACGTTTGCTTACTTTTGCTCTAAACCAAGAAAATCCCATTTGTCGTGCCACAACCTCAGCAAGATCTACCTGGTGTGAGTTGTAATCATATATCAGCATATCCCATTGTGCATTGCCGCCGGCCTGTATAAAAGCCGTGGTATTTTTTATGATCTTTTCCCACTGTGTATTCACACGATACAGATGATTGGTATCTTCTAATCCATCAATGCTAAAAATTACAAAATCAAGAGTATTGGATAATATCCCTGCCAACTCACTCCACCAGGCAGCATTGCGTAAGCTGCCATTGGTATTCATTCCCAATGTGATGTCAGGATTGATTTCTCTGAAATAGCGATATATGTCCAAGGTATGAACACCTGCAGCAGGATCGCCGTAGTTGCCACACATGAACATCTTGTCAAGATTTTTAATAAACTCTGTAGAAAATAATTCTTTTATACGATCCACAGTTAAATGATGTATGTCCTGTTCTTTGTTGAATCTGAAGGGATTCTCTCTAGGACATAGAGGGCAGGCAGCATTGCACATGGTAGTGGGCTCCAAGTGCAGTACTTTTACTGGATAATGATCAAATGATATCGACATCGGTATTGTAACTGGTAAACCCATTTTCTTTGACCACACGCAAGATATTTTCAACACGTCCAGCCAACTCATCTCTGTGACTGACCAGCCAAATACTCTTGTGGCGTTCCCTGCTCATTTGCTTCAGCAAGGCCAAGCTGTTTTCTACACCTTGTGTATCTAGCCCTGAGTCAATCATTTCGTCAATGAATAGGACATTGATGGGTTGATACAGGCTTTCAAACACATCTCGGAAGGCCCAACTCATACTTAGTATAAGTCTGTTGCGTTCACCACGTGACAAGTTATCAAAATCCAACTCGCGGCCCAGTTCTTCAATACTGACAGTGAGATCGTTTTGAAATACCACCGTATGCGGCAAGCCAATGCGATCCAAGTAGTGTGTGAGCCTAGCATTTAGATAGCTGAGATTCTGTTCAATGATCTTTTTGCGTATAAAGCTGTCTTTGCTGGTCAGCAACTTGAGCAAGAAGTCTTGATGATCCTGCAAGCGTGTCAGATCGTTCATGGTGTCATACGTGACTTCTTGCAAGGCTTGATTCTGCATGTCCACAATCTGTTCACTGTAAGGATCTGTTTCGGCTGATCGTGCGGTCAACTCTTTTCGCAAGGCTTCCAAGCTGTTGCGATGATTAAGGGCATCCTCTAAGGTATCGTAAAATACCCTGGGCTGTGCACCAATTTCTCCTAGATCCTCTAGCTCGTTTTCAAGTTCCACGATAGTAACGCCAGCCAAATCAACTTCGACACAGGCTACATCAAGCTCATTCTGTTTGGTTGCAATAATAGATTCATGCTTGTCATCGTGCAACTCATGCCCACATGCATGACATTTGTGTTCTAGTAAAGCAGCAACTTCTTTTGCTATTCGATCTGCAGTTTTCTTTTCGCGATCTTGGTCAAGTCGTGCTCGAGTTAACGACTTGTTAATATCAGCACGTTCTTTGACTAGATTGTTGTACTCTGTGAGAGCCTTGTGAGCAGCTAGTTCTGCTTCGATATCAATGTGTTCAAGGCTGGCAATGGCTGATTCTAACTTGGCAACATCTTCGCTTTGTTTGTTGCCCCACATGCGTTGTCGCTTGCGTAAGCTTTCGATCTGTTCTTCGATACGTTTGTTAGCCTCTTGTACAGCACGAATACGGAATTCTTCTTGCTGTATGCTTTCTTTGGTTGCTTTGTTGAGCTCTTTGATCTTGTCAGCACGTTCGCTCAACATGGTAATGCCCAACAACTGCTCAATGATGGTGCGTTGATCGTTGGCTTTGAGACTCAAAAATGGCTCAGTATAGGTGTTCAAGGCCAGGATGTGTTTGAACATGTCGTGGCTTAGTCCTAGAGTACGCTCAATGGCATCTTGTGTTTCTCTTGAGTCGCCTTGTGCATCGTCGGCAATTTCTTGCTCACGGTCGTTGACATAGAATCTCAGCACATTAGGCTTACGTCCACGTTCAATGCGATACTCCTGTCCACCAACTGCAAAATCCAAACTGACCAGCATGTTTTTGCCGTTGGTCTTGTTTACCAGATTGTCTTTGCGTATGTTGCTGAGGGCCGTGCCGTAAAGTGCATAGCTCAGTGCATTGATGATTGTGGTCTTACCGGTGCCGTTACGACTGCCATCACCGCCTAGGTCCAAGTTTTCACCCAGAACCAATGTTAAGTCTTGTCGATCAAAATCTACACCTTGTGTGGCATTGCCCACACTCATAAAATTTCTTACTGTAAGATTCTTAATTTGGATCAATGGTTGACTCCGTGTTCGTTTAACATTATAGCAATTTGTTTTGTATTTGTAAACCACTCGCTGTAGTCGTTGTGTGGCACTTCAAAGTTGTATTCCAACCAAATGTAATAATAAACTATCGCCTGTGTCCAAATATCAGTTGTGTGCAACAAGTCTGAATAGTTTTTGTTTTTTATGTCCAGCATGATCTGCCGGGCCGCCTCGATCGGACGGATGTATTTTTGATTGCTGATTTTCCAATCATCCCACAGTGTTTTGAAGTCACTGGTGCTGATTCCCAATGATTGCAACTGTTTACAAAAATCGTCGTAACACAGCAAGTGATCAATTTTTAAATACTTGTATTCAGAATCAATCCGCCAGGCCTGCTTTAACGGATTATCTCTTAAAAATAAAAAATACTTTTCCCTGATTGCCCAATCGCCGGAGTTGGCCCATTCGGGCCCAACCGAAACTACCTGAGAAATATCCATGCCCATGGCCTTTTCAATCATGGTGTGGGCAACAATAGGCCAGGTATGGTCACTGTAACAAATCTTTACAATACAGGCAGTTGGAAAATATTTAACAAACAAGGTTGATTCGTCGTTGATTCCATTGTCAATCAGCACTGAGTAATTTAGTGTGCTGTCAAAATCAAAACTGTAGTTGTTGGGATTCTTAAAGAATTTTGGTGCCGCCAGTTCCAACTGATGGCTATCGCCACTGTTGCTGAATGAATATTGTTGTTTTTTTGGCCTTGCAAAATTTTCTCCGTGCAAGGTCAACACAGCATTGACAAAATGCCCAAACCCGCCACTGGGGTACCAAACGCAATAGATCATAGATTCTGATATATTTTTAATAGGAGTTTGGGATCGTAAAACTCACTTTCGATAGCAGTAATCTGATCTGTCACAATCTGATCTACACTTTCAAACTTGATCTCACCTGGTGCCATGTCAGTGTCTACTGCTGAGTTCTTGTTGGGTATCAAGGCCATTTCTCTTAGATTATAATCGCGCATAAAAGTTTCTTTGATGAAGTTGGCTTCTTCGTAACTGATCTCAATATCTAGCTGGACTCGTACATGCATACCGGGCATTAATAAATCTTTAGCATTGTCAATTATTTGACTCAACCCGTACACTCTGTAGCGAGGTTGCGCAGGCCAAGCATGATACTCGGGCTCAGCACCCCAATCCAATATCATCATGCCACGTGCATCATCACCGGCATCGGCAAAGTTATGCGGAAAGCAGTTGCCAATGTAGTTGATATTGCGTTTCTGCTGTCGTAAATGAAAGTGCCCGCTAAACACTCGATCAAAGTTGCCAAAATTATCAACTCGGAGTTCGCCATGGTCGGGCATTTCCACCATGGCATTCATTTTGAAATGTGGCAACTCAAAGTGTCCAAACATGTACTTGGCACTCAACTTAGAAATGCGTTTATAATCGTCGCCTACTAACCAAGGAGCAATGATCACATCGCCGGATTGGAACCAGTCATTGCAAATATGCATGTTGGGCAAGTGCGAAGCCCACTCGACTCCGTGAATGTCGCGTCGATCTCTGTAGTAGAGATCGTGGTTGCCAGGAATAAAGTAAAACTGATCAAATGCAGCTGACAGCTTTTCTAAAGCACGTAAACTAAACTGAAGTGTTTGTAGATTGATACTGGCACGATGATTGTGCCAGTCACCCAGAAACATTCCAGTTTCGCAGCCGTTTTGTCGAGCAGTGGCAATGAACCAATCCACAAAAGCTTCGCAGTCGCGATTGTGCACCAGGCTGTTGCTTTTGAGTCCCCAGTGTATGTCGGTACAGACTGCTGCCTTTTTGAACAAATTACTCATAGCTTCCTTATTGTTAGATCACAAGAATACTTACAAGTATACAAGACTATTTGAGCAAAGTCAAACTATTCGGCTTCTTCTGACAAGTTGTATGTGCTGGGATCGATCATGGTGACCTCTCCTGGCCTGTGCGAAGCCTTGTTTGAGTTTTGGCGAGTCCAGCTAGGATTGAGTCCGTTCATTTCTAAGATATCATCGCGAATGTTCTGCATCTTTTTCTCAATGTTTAAGATTCGGGTAAAACTGTTGGTAATGGCTGCGGTGTAATAGGCAAATGGGTTTTGACTTTTGGATTCATCAAACTGTAAACCAATCTGGCTCAGCTGTAGCAGGGCTTGCCCGCGCATTTCTTCGTTGTAAGTGTAGCCACGCCAGTTTGAGCGGGTAGCGTATCGTTCGCACAGCTTTAAGAACATGCGAGCCAACTCGGGAGTCATTGTTCCGTGTCCGCGAGAATATTCGCCGTTTAACAAATCTCCTTTCCAGTGACTCTTGCCCACCAGGTACGGGTCTTTGTCTTCGGTTATACGATAGTGATAAAATGGAGGAAAGTTAACTCGAACGTGAGTGGGATCCAGTACAATTTCGTCTACTATGTCCGCTAAGGGATCTTCTGTAGGTTCTTCCAGATCCAAAATATCCTGTAGTTTTTTCTTTTTGCCGGTAACCTTGGGCACTTTTTTAGGTGCAATTGGTATGTGTTCCCAACAAGTAATTCTGAACACTAGATCAGTATTGGGAATTTTCTTTTCGTTATGCACTATTCCGGTCTCTCGTTTGAGACGATCGGCACGATTGCGTCTAGCTTCAGCAATGGTACGTTGGTTGATCTTGTCAACAGATGACAAAATAATATCATATTGATGATCAGTTTTGGGATTCAAGTATGTGCAATATGTGTTTTTACTTAGATGTATTTGTTTTAATAAATCCCTGTTGTTGAGGTAGTTTACTTTTGCTGGTGCTTTAATAGGCACTACCTTGGGGGTTGGGGGAGCGGTTGCTGACAACATGTATCTCCTAATAGATTACTTATTATAACACAATGTTGCAAAAAAGCAACATTCTTTTTGTATAATGTTAGCCGTTTTCAATCACGGTAAATAACACATAGGATAAAAAAATGGCCGATTTAACTCCAATACCGCAGGATAGTTCAACTGATCCACAAGTGCCCGGCAACTACCCTGGCACAGTGCAAAATCCCACGCAAGTGCCTGCACCTGTTAGCCCAGCATCTGATCCGGAAGTTCCACCACTGCCTAACGACGTAGATCCCAACTTTATTCCTAATCCGGCACCGGTTGACAACACTATCAATCCCGAAGTACCACAGCCTGAAGAAAACTTCGCCATTAAGAAAAAATTTGATGCTGAACCAGTGGTACCTGTTACAAACCCAGAAGTTCCGCAACCACAAGATTTCGGTTCTGAACCTCCTACTGGATTTCCACCCGCACAGGACTTTGGATCTGACCCACAAATAGGTTTACCGCCTGCACAGGACTTTGGCGAAGAAGCCAGAATATCAGATTTTCCACCTGCACAAGACTTTGGAGTTGATCCACAAGTTCCTGCTGCACAGGACTTTGGTTCTGATCCACGGATAATAGTACCCGATGCACAAGACTTTGGTGTTGATCCACAAGTGCCAGCAACACCTATTGTACAAAACTACTTTACTGATGCAAACCCGGTTGTTCCTGCCAGCGACACCGGGTTTGACGATTTTTATGGCGAACAAACCTATACAGTTAATTACACAGGAACTGCTGACGTTAGACCTGTTTTCCCCGCAGCTAATCCACAGGTACCTAATATATTTTCAAGTATATCTGCACTGTTGTCTAACCTGTTTGGCATTACACCAACACCTGTGGCACCTGCTGCAAATCCGCAGGTTGCTCAGGCTTTTCCTGTGCCGGCCCCGACTGTGTTTAAACCAACACCTATACCGCCTGCGGCAAATCCACAAGTGGTACAACAACCGACTATAGTGCAAAACTACTTTACTGATAGAACTCCTGCAGTAGTAGTACCAGCAGCAAATCCACAAGTTCCACTGGCACAAGATTTTGGCTCTGAACCACCCATAGTGGTCCCAACAGCGCAGGATTATGGATCTGATCCACAGATAGGAGTACCTCCTGCACAAGACTTTGGTTCTGAACCTCCCACGGTAATTCCTCCTGCACAAGATTATGGTTCTGATCCACAGATAGGAGTACCTCCGCCACAAGACTTTGGTTCTGAACCTCCCACGGTAATTCCTCCTGCACAAGATTATGGTTCTGATCCACAGATAGGTTTACCTCCGCCACAAGACTTTGGTGGAAGAAAAAAAGCTGATCCGGATATCGTTGATTCGCCGTCAGAACCAGCTGTACAATCACAGGCTCAAACTCGTATTGAAGGACCAGTCAATCAGGTAGTATTACAACAGTCAAATCCTGCTGCGGCTGCCAATTATAATAAAGATTTTTTAGATGCAAAAAATGAGATTGTAACATCTCAAATCAGAGAACTTGAAGCAACCCAAGGTTCTCCTGCAACCGAAAGACAAATTGCTGGCATTGATGCGTATGCAGATGCACCAGCACGATTCATTGTAAACAACAAATATAAAGATCAAATTGAAGCAGCTGATGCAGCACAGTCAGTACCAGCCAACACTCCACCGCCGACTATTGTGCCAGCTGATGTAAATGTTCCAGCTCTGCCCAATGATGCGGATCCAAACTTTATTTCAAATCCAGGTCCGGTTGACAATACCATTGATCCTGAGGTTCCTAGTTCGGCCAATGTCAGAGTAGAAAATGTCAATCAATCTGCGCTGGCACAAAAAGATCCTGCGCTGTACCAACAGTGGCAAGAGACTTTTACTGCTCGAGCAGAAAGAGACGCAGCCAACGAAATCAAAGTGGTAGAAGCAGAACTTGGCCGACCTGTTAGTGCAGAGGAAAGAGCAACAATTGAGTCTGTCGCAGCTTTCCGAGCAAGAAGCGACACCAATGCCATATACAAGGACGAACTGCAGGCAGCAAATGTTGCCACTGTAGTACCTGCTGATACTCCGCCGCCAACAACCAATCCTGCTACCGTCACAAACAATCCTCAAGTGGTTGTACCCCAAACTAAAATTGTGGCAGTGTCAACTGAAACATTATTACAAAACGATCCAGAAACAGCACAAGAATACACTGCCTTCAAGGCTGAAACTGCTGCACAGCTTACTGAACAACGCATAGCCGAAAGAGAAGCTGTAGAAGGCGGTCCAATATCAGTCAGTGAGCAAGTGCAAATTGCTGCTCGATCTGAAATAGATGCCACAGCCGATGCCAATTTTAGATACCAAGATCAAATTCAAGCAGCAGGAGCTGGCACCACAGTACCGGCTGATACACCACCTCCGGCACCAGCACCAGTTGCTGTCACAAACAACCCGCAAGTGGTTGTTCCTCCAACTAGAGTTGTGGCAGTGTCCACTGAAACCCTGTTGCAAAATGATCCAGTTACTGCGCAAGAATATACTGCTTTCAAGACAGAGACAGCACAAGAGCTTACCGCACAACGCATTGCCGAACGTGAAGCAGTAGAAGGCGGCCCAATATCGGTCAGTGAACAAGTGCAAATTGCTGCCAGGGCCGAAATAGATGCCACAGCCGATGCTAACTTTAGATATCAAGATCAAATTCAAGCAGCAGATGCAGGTACTACTGTACCAGCTGACACACCACCGCCTACTGTTACAGCACCGCCGGTTGATTCTGCCACTAACCAACAGGTACCAGCTGCTACTGGTAAAATTGAAAATTTCAGTTTCAGTACATTGGCAATTGAAGACCCAGAAACTGCAAAAGCCTTGATCACTGATCAACGAGCAATACAGCAAGACTTGGCCAATCAACAGGTGGCTGAATATCGTGCAGTTACAGGTACAGCGCCTGGCACACCAATCCCGGACGAAGAACTTGCTCGAATAACAACGGAATCTGACTTAGCGGCCAAAGCACAAGTACAAACACAATATCAAGATCAAATTGTAGCAGCTGGCGCTGGTACACTAATTCCAACTGATACACCGCCACCAAGCGTAGTTCCACCCGCACAGGACTTCGGAGTTGATCCACAAGTTCCAGCAGCGCAAGACTTTGGTCAAGAACCTCCAATAGTAGTTCCAGAAGCACAGGACTTTGGAGTTGATCCACAAGTTCCAGCAGCACAAGATTTTGGTGTTGACACGCCAACTGTTGCTCCAGCTCCACCGTCGCCTAGCCCGTATGAAATATTTTTAGCTCAAGAGGCAGCCGCAACAGATGCAGCACAAGCAGAAGCCACGGCCAGATTTAACTCGCAGTTTGATGTTGTTACAGAAGATCCGCAAGTTCCTCTAGCACAAGATTTTGGTCAAGAACCACCCATAGAAGTTCCGGATGCACAGGACTTTGGTGTTGATCCACAAGCCCAGGACTTCGGCACTGATGCTGATTTTAATATAGGTGAATTCCAGTCAGAGCCAGTGGACATACCCACTATTGACACAGGCTACGATGACTTTTATGGCAACGAAGAAGACGTGGGCGAGTTCCAAGCTGAGCCCAGCGATGTAGATTCTGGTGATACAGGTTTTAGCGATTTCAGCGACACCGGTGGTGGCGATGGCGGTGATTTCTTTGGTGGACTGTTTGGCGGTGTTAAACGCAGCGCCGGTGCAGTTAGTGGCGGCTCTGATCCGTTTGCTGGCATCCTTGATGGGTTAGGCAGTTCAATCCCGCTTGTAAATCCCAAAACAACACTGTCTCCGCAGCAGTTGGCAGCCAACAGACAAAAAGCAGCCAAGGCCTTGGCCAAGCAACAAAACATTATTAACCAGCAACAGAAACAGGTCAACGACGGTGACTGGCGTGTGAGGTTGCGTCTAGCCGGCAGTGCCGACTATCTTTACAATGCGCCAAATCCTGGAATTCTAGCACCTTTAAGCAAGTCCGGCTCCGATGGAGTAATATTTCCCTATACTCCAGCAATCACCACTGCTTACCAGGCCAAGTACAATGCCTACGAATTGACACACAGCAACTACAAAGGATATTTCTATCAAGGTTCCAGCGTAGGCGACATCAGCATCAATGCTACCTTTACAGCGCAAGATACCCAGGAAGCCAACTACTTGCTGGCAGTGATACATTTTTTCCGTTCAGTGACCAAGATGTTTTACGGCCAGGATGATTCTGCACATCGCGGAGCCCCACCACCTCTGGTATTCTTACAAGGCCTGGGCGAATATCAGTTCAACCGGCATCCTTGCGTGGTCACTAACTTTAATTACACCTTGCCTGCAGATGTGGACTACATACGAGCACTGAGTCCCAACAACGACGGTACCAATCTAAGCAACCGCAGAAGTTTACAGTCAGGAGTAACACCTTTTATAAATCCGTCAGTCAGCAGATTACAAAACGCAGGACTGCCACAAGGTGGTTTATATACCCCTCCTGCACCGCCTAGTTTGGGAACCAATAGCCCTACCTACGTACCAACCAAAATGGATATACAAATAACACTACTGGCAATACAAACACGCAGTCAAGTCAGCAAACAATTTAGTCTTAAAGAATTTGCTAATGGTAACCTGGTCAAAGGAGGCTTCTGGTAATGGCCGTTTACAGTTCAACTAGTCCCTACTACGACACCAACTATACGCAATTTTATCTTGACAACATGGTCAATCGACCTATATCAAGAGAACCTGACGATTATCTTTTTGTAGTCAATCAAACTTATCAGTTCAGACCTGATCTCTTGGCATTTGACTTGTATAATGATTCGCGCTTGTGGTGGGTGTTTTATCAACGCAACCCTAATACCCTGACTGCACCACCATGGGATTTCTTAGTGGGTGTCGAAATCTATGTACCAAAAATAACAACACTACGCAATGTGTTAGGATTCTAATCAATGTCCACAGTAGCAGAACTTACAAGGCAGCGTGCCTCGTTAGAGCGAGACCTTGCTATTCTAGAAGTAGAATATGCAAAACTTCAGCAACGTGGTGCAAGTCGTACGGCCATCAACGATGCCAGAATTGCCATTGCTGAAACACGTTCTGAATTGGCATCAAACACAATAGAACTACGACAAGCAACTGCTGCCGAAAGGCCAGCAGATAATTCTGGCGCCTTGGTTAGAAATGAACAACAAGGTCGAGAAGAAAATGCCAATACCACGCTGCCGGCAGCTCCTAATCTGATTCAAACTGGACCTAATGGTCGAGTAGTACCACCTACACCTGCAGTACCTACTAATGCCCGTCGTCCCGGCGCAGAAAATGACGAAGGCACTAATGCACCGGTGCGTAGCATAACTTCAACACAATCAACCCCGCCGCCCACTGCTCAACCCACCCAACGAGCAAGACCAGATGCCCCCACTGCTGGTCAAAATGCTGGTGTTGGTGCGCTAGGGCAAGATGCAGCCGGCAGAGCAGGCACATTACAAGGACTCAAAAATGTTTTTGCCGGCAGCGGATCAAAGATTACTCCTCAACCAAATGCCTTGGCCAAGTATGGATCTTATACCTATAATCTCAGCCTTTATATCATGTCTCCCAAAGACTACGAAAAAACAGTATTGGGCGGAAGAATTGTAGTTCCGGGTTCACAACTGTTGATACAAAGTGGAGGCATGCCGTCACCATCATCTACACCTACATCAACCGATTCTCAACTAGATGGCATAACCGGGGAAACAGCAGGTACTCAGCCCACTGCTGCGGGCCGCAATCAATATTTTCCATTGGATTTTTACATTGATGATTTTACCATCACCAATCTGCAACCAGGCAAGGGTACCAGCAGTGCCAATGCTGTCACTAACATGCGATTTAAAATTGTTGAACCCAACGGCATCAGTTTTCTAGACAACCTGTACAGTGCCTGCGAACAATATGTGGGCAAAAAACAAAATTATGCAGCACAAAATTATCTCATGGTCATTAGATTCTATGGCTACGATGAAAATGGAATGCTAGTTAGACCTGACAACTTGACGAAAAATGTCAGAACAGATCAATACGCTCTAGTGGAAAAATACATACCTTTTCAATTTACAAAAATTGGATTTCGTGTGGCCAATACCTTGACAGAATACAACTGCGAAGCTGTGGTTCCTGGAAATAATCAAGCTTCGGGTCAGGCCCGAGGCATAATACCTTACAACACAGAATTGCAAGCCGAAACCATCGCAGGACTCTTTGGGGGCAAGGCCTCCTATAACGAAAAAGAACAACAAGATGGCCGAGAACAAATTGCCTCGGAAACCGCACAAGACGGCCCAGGCACATCGCCTCCGCCGCCCAAGGCCAATGCTGCACCTAAAAAAACCATAACTGGCGGTCTAATGGATGCACTGAACCAATACGAACAAGAACGAGTCAAGGATGGAATATTCACAGTCCCTGACCAGTATGAAATAGTATTTCCGGACCCAGTGATTAGCAATGCTAAAACCCAGCCGCCGGGAGTGGTCGACAAAACCAAAGTAGGGCAACCTACTCCAACCACAGCAGGTCAGGCCAAAAATCCTGCCACTAACTCAATGAACCCCAATACACAGACCAAACCGTCTGTGGCTGGCATGAGCATAATTCAGTTTATAGATCAAGCTGTGAGAACCAGCAGCTATATCTACGAACAACAAATAACACAGTACGACGAAGAAGGCAACGAAATCAAAAACGGCAAAGCACCGCCATTGACTGCTTGGTATCGTATTGGAGTACAGGCCTTGCCCATCAAGTATGATCCCAAACGTAACGATTATGCCTACAAGATAACTTACAGCGTGAATCCCTACAAAGTCAATGACCTAAAAAGCGAATATTTTAACGATAGTCCCTACAACGGTACGCATAAAAAATACTACTATTGGTTCACAGGCGAAAACGTCGAGATACTGGATTACCAACAAGACTTCAATAATCTCTTTTATATTGTGGTCAACGGCAATCAACCACCCAAGAATGGCCCCATTATAGACTATCGCGAATTGCCTAAAAAGTCTTATCAAACTCGCAGCCAAGAAAGTGACCAAGGTCAGGATGGAAAGATCAACGAGCCTGCTGCCAACGCAGCCACCAGCTTGTACAGTCCTGCCGACTTGAGTCGTGTAAAAATAACCATTGTAGGTGACCCGGCATGGATAGCTCAAGGCGAAATAAATCGAAGCATACGTGCTTTCAACTACAGCCCATTTTATCCCGACGGTACCATCAATTACGAAATACAACAGCCCCTGTTTGAAATTGGTTGGAACAAACCAGTTGATTACGATTTGACCACAGGTTTAATGAATCCCAACCAACGAACCAATGGTGCCAACGAAATTGATTCACTAGGTCCAGGCCCTACACAGAGTAATATTTTCCGTGCTATAAGCGTGACCAGCAGCTTCAAACAAGGAAAATTCACACAAGACCTTGAAGGACTTCTGGTACAGTTTCCGTCTACTGCTATCAAGAAAAATGATGCTCCGTCAGAATACGAAAATTTTTCTACGTTAACACCCGGCCCAAACTCCAATGCCAGCCAAGGTCGCAACGGCGAACCTGCTACAACTACACCGCGTCCTGCGGCTGCCACTTACCCGGGCGCAATAGCAAACCCTGCTGTGATACCTACACCAGTGCAGCCTAGAAATGGTGCACGTCAAATAACTGCGATTGACCCAAAATCTGCTCCTTCTCGATCACCTGCTACTGCCCCAACAGCCCGAGTCAATCCACAGACAGCACAGCCATTGACCAATCGTGCTCCGGCCAGTGGGGGTCAGCCAGTTGGGGCTGTAACATCCAATGCTGGTGGAGCTGCTACAGGTATCATACGAGGTAGAACAGCCCCAGTAAATACACCACCTCAAAACGGAGCCAAGGATTACTAATGTCAGAAAATATACAACGCAATCGTGGCCGCAGTAAAAACTACAAGTTTGATCGAGGCGGCAATCCCACAGAGTTTGGTCCATTTATAGGCGAAGTCAAGAACAACGTTGACAACGTAAGATCTGGACGTCTGCAAGTTTACATAGAACAGTTTGGCGGCGACAACCCCGACGATGAAAGTTTATGGCGCACAGTCAACTACATTCCGCCCTTTTACGGATCAATATTGCAGAACGGTACAAATAAAGGTACAGGAACATTTGTAGGAAATCCACAAAGTTATGGCATGTGGTTTACGCCGCCTGACATTGGCACACAGGTCATTTGTTTTTTTGTAGCAGGCGATCCCAACCAAGGCTATTACATGGGTTGTGTGCCAGACCCTGGCATTGCTCACATGATTCCGGCCATTGGTGCCAGTAAGAAATTTGACACGCAAAACGCTGAGCAAAAAGAATACTTTAAAAACGCTAAACAGTTACCAGTAACAGAAATCAACAGCGAAAACGATGAGATTGACAACAATCCTCAATTTTTTAATCAGCCAAAACCGGTACACTCATATCTGGCCGGAGTAATGCTGCAACAAGGTGTCATTAACGACACAGAACGTGGTCCCATTACCAGCAACAGTCAACGCGAAAGTCCCAGTGCAGTTTTTGGAATCTCAACACCAGGTCGTCCTGTATTTAAAGGCGGTGACGACGACAAGCAGATCAAGAAAACAGTAGAAAACAAAGATTCTAAACTGGAAAGCGTGAAAGTTGTGGCACGTCGTGGCGGACACAGTATTGTCATGGACGACGGAGACCTTGAAGGCCTCGACAACCTGGTAAGAATCAGATCCAGCAAAGGCCATCAGATCACCATGAGTGATGACGGCAACTTTTTTTATATCTTACATGCTAATGGACAGACTTGGGTAGAGTTGGGCGCAGAAGGTACCATAGATCTTTTCAGTACCAACAGTGTCAACGTGCGCTCTCAAGGCGAAATAAATTTACACGCTGATAAAAACATCAACATGTATGCTGGTGAAAGTATCAATATCAAAAGCAAAACAGTCAGAATCAATTCTGTCGAATCTCTAGACCTGGCCAGCAAAACCAATATATCCATGTATAGCGAAAGTTCTATTGGTGTGACAGCATCTGGTAGCCTGGGTATTAAGAGTCAGTCTGGCAACTGGGACGGCGGATCCAGTTTAGCCCTTAAAGGTGGCACAATCAACTTAAACGGCCCAGGGGCAGGCGCTGCATCTATACCAAAACCAGCCTTGTTGGAAGATATACAACTGCCAGATGTGGCCTGGGTAGAAGGCAAGGGATGGGAAGAAGAAAAAGGCAAACTGATAACCATTGTGAGTCGTGCGCCTACTCATGAACCTTATCCTTATCATAACCGTGGTGTAGAAGCCAAATCCACTGTGACAGAGTTTACTGCCAGCGGTGGCGCCAGCGGTGACAGTTCTGGTTTTGTAGGCACACCTGCTACAGCTTCTGTAATACCAACTACACCTACCACTGCTGCCACGGCCAGCTTGACCAACCTGCCGGTAACAGATGCAGTGAGTCCAGCGCAGATACTCAAACAAGTAGCTGCTACCACCGGCATTGGCAGTTTGAATGTACCGCAAGTGACTAGCCTATTAAGTTCAGCTGCTGCTGGTGTAGGCCAGGCAGCCAATGCGTTCAGCGCATTAAAAGGCATTGGACAATACGGGTTTTCGCCACTGCAACTTGAGCAACTGGGTTTAATCAAGCCCGGCACTATTCGCAAGTATTTGGGCAATTCAAATGCACTTAATGCTGTATTGACCAGCCCTACTATCTGGACTGGCAAGGACGGAGTCAGCAACTTAGGCGGAATATTGACCAATCCCCAGTTACAGACACGCCTGCAACAAGGCCTAATGAAAGACGGACTTGTGGCGTTACGCAAAACTGGTGTGCTAAATGGATTAGAAACAGTTCCTCAATTGGGTTCTTTATTACAGTCAGCGGCCAAGTTTGGACCTGATGCAGTAAAATCGTGGGCAGCAGGTCAGGCCAATGCATTTGTACAAAATCAAATCAACAAGTTGTCTAAAAATGCTCAAGTGGCAATTAAAGTTGCCAACAGCATCATTGGTGCTGTGTTTGGTGGATCTAGTGCTCGCGGTCCCATAGCTATTGCTGGTATAGTGGGCACTGTGAATCGTCTACCTGTAACAAATGCCATTGCTGGAGTCATTGGGGATAAGAAAGTTCCAGTGCCAGATTACACTGTGACTTCGATTGACATTAGAAAAGGACAGCAGGAAGTAAGAACTGAAGCGTTCAACAAGGCCATTGCTGAAGGCAAATCTGAACGGGAAGCAGCACGTATTGGCGCTGCTGCTGGTAATGAATGGGGTGCAGCAGAATTGGCAAAGTTTGGTACAGGAACAGGCACTACTGGCAGCACCGCCGCTGCAGGCACTGCAGGCACAACAGGTAGAACAAGCAGCCTACAAGAATTCCAACAGACGTTTGGCACACAAACTGCACAATCTGCAGGACAATCAACATTCTTAGGTACAGGGTCAGGTCTGCCAGTATCTGGTGCAGGGTCAAATGCAGATGCAGCATTGGCACAAACCAGAGGAACTACAAATGTAAATTACGCTGATTCGCAATTTCAGTCGCAAGCACAAATTGATGCAGAAATTGCACAAGAAGTAAAACTGGCTGCCAATAAAGACGCTTTGGCACGTTTGGTCAAATAGCAGCGGCACGTTATAGGGATAAGTATTTGTATGACCACATTTATTGGATTTAATACTATCAATCAGTATAGAAAATTTACTTTGGTTGACTTTGAGTTGATCAAACGTGATTTGTCTAATGCTTTTAATATTCAAAAGGGAGAAATTCCTGGAAGACCTGAATACGGAACAAACTTGTGGAGCTATGTGTTTGAAAATCAAGCAGTGGACACAACACAAGAAATCCTAGCCGAAGTACAACGTGTAGCTGGTGGTGATCCGCGAGTCAGCCTGCAAGATGCACAAGTGTACCCACAGGATAATGGCATGTTAATAGAACTGTTTGTTCGTGTGGTAAACGGTTCAGAAGCGCAACTGCTGTCGTTATTTCTAGATCAAGAAACTCGCAGAGCCACGTTCATCTAAAACTACGCTGTTTTTAACTCGAATAAATACTCTACTGACGAGATGACATGGCTAAAACTGCGCGACAAACAGCAATATTTGGAGTAGAAGATTGGAAGCGTCTGTACCAAACCTACAGAGAAGCTGACTTTCAAAGCTACGATTTTGAAACTCTACGCAAGAGTTTTGTAGACTATCTGCGTTTATACTACCCAGAAACATTCAACGACTACATTGAATCGTCAGAATTCATTGCCCTACTAGATGTTATGGCATTTATGGGACAGGCCTTGGCCTTCCGCAATGATCTAAATGCTCGCGAAAACTTCCTAGACACAGCAGAACGCCGAGATTCAGTAGTTCGATTAGCTGATTTAGTTAGCTATACTCCCAAGCGTAACCAAGCAGCACAGGGCTTTTTAAAAGTTTTTTCGGTTCAAACCACAGAAAGTATTACAGATATCAACGGCATCAACTTGTCAAATGTTACTATCAACTGGAACGATCCTACAAATATCAACTGGCAAGAGCAATTTGTCTACATAATCAATGCTGCGCTTGTTGCCAGTCAAAAAATTGGCCGCCCGGCAAGCAAACAAACAATATTAGGTGTTGAGACTTCTGAATATACTATAAATTTTGCCACAGGATTTTTGCCAGTTATACCTTACACTGCCAACGTTGATGGTGTCAACATGCCTTTTGAAGCTGTAAATTCTTCAACACAAGGCAAAAATTATGTGTATGAACCAGCTCCACAGCCCAACGGTGAATTCAACATATTATTCCGCAACGATCAACTGGGATTTGGATCCAACAACACTGGTTTCTTCTTCTTGTTCAAGCAAGGTGTGCTGCAGAACCAAGACTTCAACTTAGCTGAAGCTATTACCAATCGCACAGTTGACATCAACATCGAAGGTGTCAACAACGAAGACTATTGGTTGTATCAAATAGACGACGTCGGAACAGTTTCTAGTGAGTGGGCCTATGCCGAAAGCATTTATGCTGGAGCAGTCGAGCAGTTGCCCCCAAATCAAAGAAAGATCTACAGCATAACCAGCCGTGTAAATGATCAGATCACTCTGACATTCGGCGATGGTGTGTTTTCAGAAGTGCCTGTGGGATTTTTCCGCACCTATGTTCGTGCTTCCAACGGATTAGAGTACATTATCAATCCTGAAGAAATGCAAAGTGTTGTGTTAGAAGTTACCTATGTCAGCAGATATGGACGTAATGAAGTGCTGACATTCAACTGCGGAATTACTAGCCCTGTATCAAATGCACAACCTCGCGAAACATTAGAAGAAATCAAACAACGTGCGCCAGCTCGTTACTACACACAGAATAGAATGGTCAACGGCGAAGACTACAACAACTTTCCGTTTACTCGTTACAACAATATTATCAAAAGCAAGGCAGTGGCACGTTCAGCGACTGGTACCACACGTTACATCGACTTGGCAGATGTAACCGGCAAGTATTCCAGCACAAACATTTTTGCCAGCGATGGCATGTTGTACGAACAAAATGCTTTGCTTAGTTTTGAGTTTGATTGGATTAACCGTAACGACATTGTAGACATCATTACAAACTCCATTGAACCGTTGTTAAGTTCCAGACAGATGTTGCAGTTTTATTATGCCAACTTCTTGCGCCCTAGTCTGCTGGTCCTAAATCTAGCGTGGAATCAAAGTACCACCGTTGTGAACGAAACCACAGGATATTTTTACAATACTGGTAATCTAACACCGCAGAGTATTGGCAGCTATGCCAGCAACAATGCCAAATACGTTACTCAAGGATCCTTAGTAAAATTTATTCCACCTGCTGGTTATTTCTTTGATGCCAACAATCGTTTGGTAGCTGGTGTACCAATTCGTGCTGATGAAAAGTTAGAAATTTGGGCCACTATCAGTGCTGTAGTTTTAGACGGCACAGCATCTGGACTAGGCAACTTGCCCGACGGGTCAGGTCCTGTGGCACTCAATGTGTTTGTACCAACAGGTGCATTGGCACAGCAAGTCATTCCAAAATTCGTTGACGACATTCCCGCTACAGTAGAACAAAGCATGTTGCAGCAGATTGAACTGTTTAGAAACTTCGGCATAGGCTACAACAACTTGACCAGCACATGGTATGTTATTACCAGTACCAACCTAGCACAAGACGCACCCTTCAGCTTGACCAATGCCCAAAACACACAAGGCGTAAATCTTGATGCCAGCTGGTTGGTACAGTTCGTGACTAACGGGCAATCTTATACGGTGTTATCACGCGGATTAGATTACATTTTTGCCAGCATCATTGAAACTAGATTTTTCTTTGACACAAGTGAAAAAATATATGACAGCAAGACAGGAAAAGTGATCAAAGACTTTGTCCGTGTTCTTAAAACCAATTCCAAGCCTGATTCAAACTCACCTTTGCCAGGCGACATATCGATGGAAATTATTGGACAGCCAGTACAAAGCGACGGTTATGTAAATGACTTCCAGGTTGTGGTCAGTTATCGCGACAGCGATTCTGACGGAGTTGCTGATAACCCTGACTTCTTCAACGAAATTGTAGCACCAGGTGTAAACCCAAATTCCAAGCTGATATTCCTACAACTGACCACCGACGCTAACGACACTGAAAACTATTTGCCAGTGGCGTCAGGCATAGTCAACTCAACCTATGCTACCAAGGACGCTATCGAGTTGGTAAAAAGTCAATTCATTAATGGCCAGATCTTCTACGCTTACGAAAGTGGCTTGTTTTATGAATTGTTAATTTCCAACATCAACGGAATCATACAGCGTACTATAGTACCACGTGCTGATTTTACTGCACAAGTCGGCCGTCAAGATTTATACTTCCAATATAGACACAACAGCGGATTGACCAATGTGATCGATCCTGGTATCACCAATATCATTGACATCTACATAGTGAATCAAGAATACTATACTGCGTATCAAAACTATGTTAAAGACACAACAGACTCTGTGCCAGAACCTGCACCTCCTACTATCAACGAGTTGAGTTTGGCTTATTCTGGACTTAATGATTACAAGATGATATCAGACAACATGATTTTAAATTCAGTGGTTTTCAAACCTTTATTTGGAGCCAAAGCTGTCCCAGAACTACGCGGAACTATCAAAGTTGTTCGGGCAGCCAAGACCACTGCTAGTATAAGTGAAATCAAGAGTCGTGTAGTTGCTAGCATCAACGAATATTTTACCATAGACAAATGGGATTTTGGCAATAGTTTTTTCTTCAGCGAACTAGCTGCTTACCTGCACAAGGAACTGGGGTCGATTATTAGTTCAGTGGTCCTAGTACCATTAAACCCACTCAAGAGTTTTGGCGATCTTTATGAGATACGGTCTGCCGCCAATGAAATTTTTGTCAGTGCTGCTACTGTGTCAGACATTGAAGTGATTGACGCCTTAACACAAAGCAATATCCGCAGTCAAACTGCTGTATCTGGATTGTATCCAACAGCCGTTAGTCAAGGCACTTCTGCAGGAGTTGGTATCTAATGGCTACACGTCGCACCGTAGATCTACTACCAGAAATATTTCGCACACAAACGAATAAACAATTCTTGGGAGCAACACTTGATCAACTGACTCAAGAGCCTGTCATCAAGCGCACACAAGGTTATGTAGGCCGCAGAGTTGGTCCTGGCGTAAATCCTGCTGATAACTATGTCACAGAGCCAACTGCTACCAGAAGTGATTATCAACTAGAACCTGGTGTTGCGTTTCTCAAACCAGAAACTAACACAGTTGAAGATGTTATCACCTATCCTGGTATGATTGATGCCTTAAATCTCCAAGGTGCCGACACTGTTCGCCAAGATGCTTTGTTCCAAAGCGAATACTACGCATGGGATCCTTTCTGCGACCTGGACAAGTTTACAAACTACAGCCAATATTATTGGTTGCCACAAGGACCTGACTCAGTTGATGTGTTTGGAACTCCCATTGCGTTAACAGATGCTTGGGAAATCACACGCGGCGAAACAGCTTATACATTCAGCGATCTAGCCGGAAACAATCCCACATTGACACTAGTACGTGGCGGTAACTACGAATTTAATGTAAATCAACCAGGTTTTAATTTTTGGATTCAGGCAGCACCTGGAGTCAATGGCCGTATGCCGGCTACACCCAACATTAGCAGCAGAGATGTGCTGGGTGTTATCAATAACGGCGAAAGTCAAGGAACAGTGACTTTTAATGTGCCACTCAAAACAGCACAAGATTTTTATTACACTTTGACCAATATTGGCACTGTGGATCTATTAACAGGCCTCAAGTTTAATCAACTAAACAATGTTTATGTCAGTGAATTTTTAAGCCAGTATCCCGAAGGTATTGATGGTATTACCAACCTCGATGGTCGTACTGTAATCTTTACTAACACCACTGCTGATGCCGAGGATGGTGGTTGGCAAGTAACCACACAGTTTGACCCTTTACCGCGCGACAACGCTGACAATGGACTGGTTGGCAGTTTTGACACAACCACATTTGATCAAACCACTAACATTGATAGCCAAGCACAACGCTACAGCATTTGGCAAATACAATACATTAACGATTTGTCTGGTAATCCTTTTATGCAGCTTACCAGCATTCAAACAATTCCCAACTTCAGCAAGTTTACCATTAACTTTGGCACAATCTACGCTAGTACTCAGTGGTACAAAGATGCCGAAGGTTACTTCCAACAGATTCCTCTGCTGACAGCGGTGTTAGACGATCTATACTATCAAGATGGTACCGACCCAGAACTGTTTGGCCGTATCAAACTGGTAGATCCAGGCGAAGAGCTGTTTATCGATATCAACGAAATCATTGGTGCCAAAAACTATACCAGCCCCAACGGAGTGGTATTCACCAATGGACTCAAAGTGCAGTTCCGCGGCCCAATTGAGCCAGCTCGATATCAGAATTTGGAATACTATGTAGAAGGTGTTGGTACCGGGCCTGGCGAAGAATTTAGAGTGGGCTTTGTTGACGGCGAAGCATATTTTGGTGCTTTCCACACATACCAAGGCCAGTTAATGACTGGAGCTGTACATTCAACTACCACTTTCCAGCAGTACATTTATGAAACTGTAGAAGAAAGCCTGCTGAATACAGGAGCCGGTGCTCCCGCAGGTGCTCCACTGTCCAATACCGCAGTGCCCAGAATTAACATAGGCAACGGTATCAAGTTATTGCTAGTTAGCGAATTTGTAACTCCAGAAACTTATACACGCAGTGCATCTATTCCTTATGACAGCACTAGCTATGACAGCGAACCTTACGATGCCAGCTTAAATGCACCAACAGTGCCAGACTACATCACTATCAATCGTGCCAGTTGTGATCTCAATGCCTGGACACGCAGCAACCGTTGGTTCCACATTGACGTAATTCGCGCCACTGCTACTTACAACAATCAAGTGCAAGTGATTGACAACAATCGTCGTGCCAAGCGTCCGATCATTGAATTTAGAGCCAACCTTAATCTTTACAACTTTGGAACACAAGGCAAAACGCCAGTCAACGTGGTTGACTTTCAAGAAACAGATGCACTCAGCAACATCAACGGCCAACGCGGCTATGGTATAGATGGCTATACATTTATCACAGGCAGTCGTGTGATATTTGCTGCTGACCTTGACCAAGAGGTACGTAATAAAATTTACGAAGTGCAGTTTATTGATCCCAACAACAGCGGTGTGTTAATCATTGACTTGGTTGAAGTCCCATTAGGAACTGCGTTAGTTAATCAAACTGTGGTCACACTCAGTGGAAATACCCAACAAGGAAAAAGCTTTTGGTTTGACGGTGTTGACTGGATCCCTGCTCAGGAAAAGACACAGGTAAATCAGCCGCCGTTGTTCGATGTGTTCGATGCCAACGGTGTTAGTTTCAGTAATCTTGCTGTTTATCCCAGTACCACTTTCCGCGGTAGCCAACTGTTTGGCTATGCTACAGGATCAACACAAATCATTGATGAATTCTTGGGATTTGCTCTGCGCTATCTTAACATCAACAACGTAGGCGATATTGTATTTCAAAACTATCTTTACACTGACACCTTTATCTATGTACGCAATAATGTCAGTTCAGAGTTGGCCATCAGCACAGGTTTCATTAGACAGTATGTGGATCGTGTGACCTTTGGCAGCTTGATTGGGTGGCAGCCTGCTGCGGCTGAAAATCGCAGTCGTCAAGTGTTTAGTTTTGTTTATGATCAATCTCCCCTGGTGTTGGACATTGCCATTGACACCGAAACAGTATACGCACCAATACAGTTATTTGCAGAAGGCGTTTTTCTGGATCCAACCAACTACACATATACTGTAGGTGCAGAATCTACTACAATAACACTAATTGATGAACTGGCCAATGGAGCCATCGTTGAAGTACAAGTTCTCAGTAACCAGACCAGCAGTGTTGGTTTTTATCAAATTCCGTTGAACTTAGAAAACAATCCATTGAACGAAAACAGCAACACATTTACGCTGGGTACTATTCGCACACATTATGAAAGCATTGGTCAAAATCTCAAGACCATTCAGGGTCCTATAGTTGGAGCAAACAACACACGCGATCTAGGCGACATTATCACTTACGGTGATGTCATTGTTCAACATTCGTCACCCTTGGCTCTAACTGGAGTGTTCTTGAGAGAACAACAGTTTGAACTATTCAACTCCCTGGAATTCAACAGCAGAGAATATACCAAATTCAAAGCCCTGCTGTTAGATCTCACCACACAAGGTGATTTTGAAAACCTAACAGCTACCCAAGTGCTTGATACTGTGTTGCAAGAGATCGGTTTGGGCCGCAGCGAAATATCGCCGTTCTACTGGTCTGACATGATCACAGCAGGTGAAACTTATACAGAGAACACTTACACTTATTCGTTCATCAGCACCCCCGCATTTGATACCATACAGACTTATGATTTCACTGCATCAAATTATTTGGGTCTATCAGTATTTCTAAATGGTGTTTTACTGACTCGCGGTTATGACTATGATGTAGTACCAGACGCACCAAGTCTTGTTATTACTGCGCCCTTGGCCGTAGGCGATGTTATTAAAATTCGTGAGTATCCTACCACTTACGGTAGTTATGTGCCCAATACACCAACCAAGATGGGATTGTATCCTGCATTCCGTCCCGAAATCTATGTTGATACAACCTATGTTGATCCACGAGCAGTGATACGCGGCCACGATGGATCTATTACACTGGCATTTAACGACATACGGGATCAGGTTCTGTTGGAATTTGAAAAGAGAATTTTTAACAACCTTAAAATTGTTTCTGCTATTCCGTTAATTTACGAAGATATAGTGCCAGGACAATTCAGAACAACTGAATACACACTAGCCCAAGTCAATGATATTCTCAGCACAGACTTTCTGACTTGGGTAGGTTGGAACAAGTTGGATTATACCACGCAGAATTACATTGCCAACAACGAATTCACCTACAACTACAGCCAAAGCAGCAATGTATTAAATGCGCAGCCGGTGCCTGTTGGTGCTTGGCGCGGCCTGTACAACTATTTTTACGACACTTACACTCCAGATTCAACTCCTTGGCAAATGCTGGGCTTGACTGAAGAACCTGACTGGTGGGCTGCAGAATACGGCACTGGTCCATACACATCAGGAAACACAGTTTTATGGGATGACCTGGCTGCTGGCTTGATCAAAGAACCTGGAAACTACCGAGTTGATCCGCGCTTTGTTCGTCCCAAATTGCTGACAGTGTTGCCAGTCGACTCTGAAGGACAATTAGTCAGCCCGCTGTATTCGGTAATCGGCAATTACAATACTACAAGTTTCCGTCGTAGTTGGACATTTGGCGATGACGGCCCGGTAGAAAACGCTTGGCGCACCAGCAGTGCTTGGCCGTTTGCAGTCATGCGACTGTTGGCTTTAACAAAGCCTGCTGAATTCTTTAGTTTGTTGTCAGATCGCGATCGCTATGTATTTGATGTATCATTGGATCAATATCTTTGGGATGGTCGTTATCGTTTAGACGCTAAAAAATTAACACCCTTGTACGGTAATGGAAACAGCAAGGCCAGCTACTTAAATTGGATCATTGATTACAATCGTCAACTGGGTATTAATTCAACTGACAATCTCACGCTGACCTTAGATAATATTGATGTTCGTTTGTGCTGGAGAATGGCAGCCTTTAGTGACAAGAACTATCTCAAAGTTTACACTGAAAGATCTACTCCCAGTAGTCTCAACACAAGTTTGTTACTACCAGACGAAAGCTACCAGTTGTTGCTGTACAAGAATCAGCCATTTAATGAAATTACCTACAGCTCAGTTATTGTACAAAAAGTTGAAACAGGATACACTGTGCTGGGTTACAGCACAAAGAATCCTTACTTTGAAATACTAGAATCTCGCCCCAGCGGTCGCAACACAACTATCTCTGTCAGCGGAACAGAAGTCAGAATAGCTCTTGACCACACAACAAATGTTGTTAAAGTTCCTTACGGATTTACATTTACCAATATTGGTGGCGTCTGCGACTTCTTGGTCAGCTACGGCAAACTGTTGGAAAATCAAGGATTGGTATTTGCTGATAGAGAAAATGGTTACGTACTTGATTGGTTGCAAATGGCACAAGAGTTTGTGTACTGGACTCAACAAGGTTGGGCAGTAGGCACAATTATCAACTTAAACCCAGCAGCAACCAGCATCAGTGTTGATCAACCACTGAGTGTGGTTGATAGTATCAAGACATACAGTCCCACTGATATCATATTGAATCAAAATCGTCAGCCTTTGTCAATAGGCAATCTGGTGATAGACCGTGTAAACAATTTCTTCAAGGTAAACAGCCTAACCAGCGACACCATAAACTTCATCAACTTGCGATTTACTGCATTTGAACATGTAATGGTTCTGGACAATCGCAGCATCTTTGCTGACTTGATATACCAGCCAGTGACAGGCGCACGACAGAATCGTATCTTAGTTTCTGGTAATCTCAGCGGTGATTGGAACGGCACTGTCAATGCCCCAGGCTTTGTACTCAATCAAGACAATATTCCAGAGTGGATTCCAAATTTCAAGTATGCCAAAGGAGAGATTGTGTTGTTCAAGAACGAGTACTGGTCAGCCAGCACAATCATTCAGCCTAGCCAAGAATTCAACTATAATCGTTGGATCAAGAGTGACTACGGTGCTATACAAAGAGGTTTGCTGCCCAACGCAGCAACCGCTAGCGATCAGTTGGCAACAGCTTACAGTGTGTTTGACGCCAACCTGGAATCAGAAGTTGATCTATTCAGCTATGGCTTGATTGGATTCCGTCCAAGAGAGTATATGCAAGCCCTTAACTTAGACGATGTAAGTCAAGTTAATCTATATCAGCAGTTCTTGGGCAGTAAAGGCACTATTCGTGCAGCAGAATTGTTTAGCTTTGCTGACTTAGGAAAAGAAGTAGCTCAATATGACATTTACGAATACTGGGCAATTTTACGAGGTCAATATGGTGCAACTGCTAACCGCAGTTATTTTGAGTTGAGATTGAACGAAGCCTTATTACCAAGCGACCCAAGCCTAGTTCAAGTGGTATTATCACAGCAAGAATCTGAAGCTGATCAAGCAATACTGTTGGAGAATGTGTGGAAGTCTAGCACAGTGTTAACTTCCCCTGACATACTACCTACCACCACCACGCCTTCGTCAGCAGATGTTGCCTTACCCACAGCCGGATATGTCAACTTAGCCGACGTGGACCTAACCCTGTTTGAGTTTGATGCTGGCTTTGGTAGCCTGGTGTTAGATGACATCGGACAAGCAACTACAATATGGGTGGCCAAAGTAAATCCATATGACTGGAACGTGTACCGCACAGAAACTATCTCAGGTGATATTACTACTGTGTCTGACAACCTTGATGGCCGAGCCTTGGTACAGTTCAGCAAACCTCATGGTTTGTCAGTAGGCGATGTGTTGGTAATCAAGTATTTTGATCCTAGCATCAACGGCATCTATCGTGTACGTGTGGTAACTGATCTAACCAGCTTGTTGATTGATTATGTATTTACAGGATTCCAAACCACAATAACTGGAACTGGCATAGGTTTTACACTACAAACAGCTCGTGTATCACAAGCAGCTGATGTGGTTGACCTACCATATGCCCTACAGCTTGTGCCAGGAGCTCGTGTCTGGGTCGACAACAATGGTGATGGTCTATGGGAAGTTATTGAAAAGACAGATCCATTTGGATCACCCACAGAGCTAACGCCAGAAACACAGTACGAAAATACTCGCTTCGGCGCCAGTGTTGCACAAGGTCTCAGCAATCTCAGTGCTCTGATTGGTGCACCTGGCTACAATCCCACAGCGTTGGCCACCGCTCCGGGTGCTGTTTATACCTATGTCAAAACACCCGACAACGTCTACGAACAAAACAGCATTTTACAGTTGGGAACCACTGATGCTGCTGGCTACGGTAATGCATCTGATATTGGTGATCAAAGTTGGGCCATTGTGGGAGCCAGTGCCAGCTCGTCCGACCGCGGCTACGCTGCTGTCATTTATAGAGATCCTGGTTCAAACTTTTTTGAACAAGCGCAGCTATTGGCCATCGATCCTGCTCAATCAATAACTGCCACCGACCGTTTTGGTCACGCTGTTACCATGAGTCAAGATGAACGCTGGATCTATGTTGGCGCACCGGGCGGCAATGTAGTTTATGCTTACGGTCGTATTGATTACCAAACTCAATCTACAAAATTAATAGCAGGTGCAAGTCAAAACTTATTCTTATACAGCGACAAAATTGTCATAGCTACCGACGAACAACTGGCGGTAGCAGTAGGCGATCAGATACAGACATTTGGCACAGACTATACAGTATCTGACAACTATGTTGTGTTCCCTGTTCCGCCAGTCGAAGGTTCAGTAATAACAATTACACGTCGTCCTGCTGCTTCTTTTGTCGGCGACGGGTCAACTACAACATTTAGTTTAGCCAACATTTATTCAGCTGTCAACAACTATTCTGTTGTAGTTTATGTTGATGGCGCAATACAACGTCCTGTCATTGACTACAGTGTCAACGGTTTGCAAGATTTGATATTTGCAGTGGCTCCAGCTAGCGATACACAAATCGCAGTAAAAGCACAAACTTACTATACCTTAGTGGACACACTAACCGTGCCAGGATTGAGCAGCACTGAACAGTTTGGTTTCAGCGTATCAACAACCACAGATGGCCGACAGGTTATGGTGGGAACACCAGATGTTACAGTTAATGGTATTCCTAGAGCAGGTATTGTGTATGTGTTTGACAGAAGCGTACAGAATTTCCAAGTAACTGATACCAGTGTGCTTGATTACACCACTGTCGAATCTCCTGTTGCACCTGTTTCGGTACTGCTGAATGGACAATTTCTAACCAATACCGATGGCAACATTGGTGGTACTTTCTCTGTGGCTGGCAGCACAGTCACTCTAGACACTACAATCGCTGTAGGTGATATTGTTACAGTAGAAACCAACACATTCGAGTTGATACAAACTATAATATCAGAAACTCCTGGCAATAGCGATCAGTTTGGTTATGTAGTTGACCAATGTGTTAACGATTGCAGCGTGTATATTGGTGCACCGTTTGCTGACTCTGAACTTCTACAATCAGGCTTTGTAGAATTTGACATTAACCAAGCTCGTGTGTATGGAACTATCACTAGCACCGTTGCCAACCCAACACTGACAGCAGGCAACACTATTCGTGTGCGCAACTTCTTTGTCACCTTAACTGGAACTACCATTAGTGATCTAGTTAATGACGTCAACGCAGCGTTGGTTCCGAACGTTCAAGCAACATTGACTACAGATGTAGAACTGTTGGGCGACGGAACATCAACGGTGTTTGATGTTGGTTCCATATACTCAGCTGCCGCTTCTTATACCACCCGTGTACTAATCAACGACGTGGTGCAGATTGCTGGTGTTGATTATGTTTATAACAACACCAATGAAACTGTAACATTTACTACTGCTCCATCTTTTGGCACTATCATAACAGTGGTGTCGGGCAGAATGACACTGTCAGTTAAGAATTTTGCAGCATCAATTCCGTTGAATAGATTACAGGTTCTGCCTGGAACTGGCACAGCTTTTACTGATGTAGGATTTGATATCTATGTACATCAACAGAAGATTGTAGCACCTGTTCCGCAATCTTATGCAAACTTTGGCAAGAAATTGTTTATCAGTGATAATACCACAAGTTTGTTGATTAGCGCACCCAATGGAGCACTAATAGAGTTTGTGACATTCGACGATCAAACCACAACATTTGATGCTAAAACTACTATATTCAGCGACACAATAACTCAAAGCGGTGTAGTGTATCTTTACGATCAACTGCCTGCTGCATCACCGTCAGTTAATAATCCTGCGCAGTTTGTATTTGGTCAACAAATTTTTGACAACTCAATGGCAAGCCTGGACGAGTTTGGTGCAGGCCTTGACTATACCACTGGTACCTTGTTGATTGGTGCTCCCGGTAATGATCAAGGCGACAGCGCAGCCAACTACGGTCGGGCTGTTTGGTTTAGAAACGACAATCAACTGCCAGCTTGGCAAGTCACACGTTTACAACAACCTGTGGTCGACATCAACCTGTTGAATACAGTTTACATGTACGATCGTGTGACTAACAAACCAAAACAATACTTTGATTATTTTGATCCGCTACAAGGTCGCCTGCTAGGTGTAGTAGCACAAAACATCAACTACATTGGTGCCATAGACCCTGCTGCCTACAACATTGGTGGACTAAACAATTACGGTGGTAGCTGGACACAAGAACGAGTGGGCGAGATTTGGTGGAACACCACTGATGCCAGATTCATTGATGTCAATCAAGACGACGTGGTATACGCCAGCCGACGTTGGGGTCAACTGTTTCCGGGCAGCACTATCAATGTGTATCAGTGGATTGCTAGTTCTGTAGCTCCTGTGGATTACACAGGCCCTGGGATACCTTTGTATGTCAACAGCTATGTTATTTCCAGTTCATTGAGTCAACAAGGAATTTTCAATACTGTATATTATTTCTGGGTTAGTGGAATAACCACTGTAAACACCGCAGCCAAGAAAACACTCAGTATAGAAACTATCCGTAACTATATCGAAAGTCCCAAGAGCAGTGGGATCAGCTATATTGCGCCAATTAATGCCAGCACCGTTGCTATCTACAATGGTCTAGAGTACATTTCAGCCCAAGACACCATTCTCCACGTTGAATACGATCAAACGTTAAACGACGCTGCTGTACACGTGGAATACCAGTTGGTGGTTCAAGACAGAGCCGACGGCTTCCTAGCTCCCGCACTTTATAACAAACTACAAGACAGTTTCTGCGGTGTAGATGTTACTGGCGCACCCGTACCAGACCCACAAGCACCCATCAGCGAACAATATGGCGTGGCAACAAGACCGCGTCAGAGCATGTTTGTTAACAGATTCTTGGCACTGAAGAATTATCTAACTCGTGTCAACAGTGTGATATTGCAGCTACCTATTTCTGAATCTCGTGTGTTTAATTTGTTGAACAGTGCAGAACCAGAACCATCTAGTTACTCGGGTGCCTGGAACAAACGTGTGGCCAACTATGAAGAGTTGACTTTTCAAAATCTAGAAGAAGTTGGTGTAGGATACCGATACTTGGTGGCCAGCGATGTAACCAACAACGGTCTATGGACCATATATCAAGTTGCCAATGGCAATTTACCTGGTGAAAAAATATTGTTGCTGACCAGGGTACAAAATTACGATACCAAGCAGTACTGGAATTATATTAACTGGTATCAGCCCGGATATGATTCGGCCACCCGTATTTTGATAGAAGTTCCTAACTATTCAGCCTTGGGCACAATTTCAGTTCCTCAGGGCAGCAGCGTTAAAGTAACTGCTAATGCACAAGGCAAGTGGGAAATTTATCAATTGACAGATGCTGCTGTTCCAACCTGGACCAGAGTAGGTCTGCAAGATGGTACCATAGAATTTTCTGCTACCTTATGGGATTACAGCTTAGGACGCTTTGGATTTGACGTTGAAGTATTTGATGCACAGTATTACGACCAAGAACCTGTAATTGAAACACGTAAAATCATACAGGCCATCAACGAGGAAATACTAGTAGGCGACCTGTTGATTGAACGTAACCGTGCATTGATCTTGATGTTTAATTACATCTTAAGCGAAGAACAAGCACCTACTTGGTTGGCCAAGACCAGCTTGATTGATGTCAACCACACCATACGTGAATTGGTGCCATTCCAATCATACCGCCGCGACAACCAAGACTTTGTGTTGAATTACATACAAGAAGTCAAGCCTTACCATGTGCAGATCCGCGAATTCAACTTGATTTATAACGGCTTTGATCAGTACAACGGCACAGTCAATGACTTTGACTTGCCAGCATACTGGGACGCAACAGAAAATCTTTACATAAGTCCAGTGTTAGACAATGCAATTCCTCCAGTGTTGAGCACTACTAGCAGTGTTCCCAGTACCAGTGAAGTTTGGCAGACACTACCGTGGAATCAGTGGTATCAAAATTACTTGCTGAGTGTTGAGTCAGTTACTATCGCCGACGGCGGAGACGGATATTCAGAACCTCCAGAAATACTACTAAACGGAGAAACAACTACTGGTTTAGTATGCCGTGTCAATAGTGCTGGATCTGTTGTAGCCATTGATGTAGTTGCTGATCTAACTGATTTTGCAACCACTCCCACAATAGAACTTGTAGGCGGATTGCCGGAAGCAGTGCCTTGGGTTGGAAACACACAGGTATTTTCTGGAACAGTATTCCAAACACCGGATGGACTAGTTTATAATGTCACTGTTAGTGGATTCTTAAATGCTGTGCCGCCCATTGCTACCATATCACCTGTGGTTGATGGTACTGCGCTGTTGAATTACTTGGGTCGCAGAGCTCGCGCTATACCAGTAATGGGCAACGGTCTAGTAAGAAACATTGTGACTACAATCAAATACGATCGATACGAATATCAAACTACAATTATTGATTGGGAACCAGATGTCAGCTACGATAACGGAACACAAGTGCGTTATGCAGATCGTGTATGGGCCGCCAACACCGATGACAGTGTCGCAATACTAAACGCAACATTTGACCCAGATCAATGGACTATTGTTTCAGCCGGTGACCTTAGCGGTGTTAACCGTACAATGGGCTATTATGTGCCTGAAGTAAATGAACCCGGACTTGATTTAGCCTTGTTGATAACCGGAGTTGATTATCCCGGCGTACAAGTATCTGCACCAAACTTCAGTCAAAACACTGGGTTTGATGTGGGTAACTTTGATATTAATCCGTTTGATAACCTGGCCTATGGCCCAGAAGGTCGCCCCACATACGATCCTGCTATATTAGATGCCATTTACGAAAGCGAATTTACAGATCCATTCTTGGGTACTTTGCCTGCACCGGCCTATAACGGCGCACCACCTACAACTGGACCTAACCCTATTGTAGTAGCTGGCGGTGCATTTGTCGACACTTATTCAAGCCATGCACCAGAAGAACTAGTTCCAGGAGCCATGTTCGACACGCTAGACATGCGTGTGTATACTACTCCGGGATCAGATTGGGACGTAAACGGACATGGTTTCCCAGTGTCGTCGCGTAGATATCTTTACGCTGCTGCAACCGAAAACTACAGCTGGGCAGGGTTGTTGGCTTACCCAACTGTTGTGCAAGTTTACAATCTTACAACTGGTATTCAGTTGACACCCGACGTTGATTTTGTATTAGATTGGCCTAATCAGACAGCAACCATTTTGAATGATGTGTTTGAAGGTAATGTGTTTGTGATAACAGCCTACAGTCTAGGTGGCGGCAACCAGATTCATGTAGAATCTGTCAACGGTACAGATATAACATCAAACAGATTGATAGTACCAGTCGAATACAGTCTTGTTGAACAACTAGTAATATTTGTCAATGGAGAGTTGACCACCAACTACACATTTGCAGATTACGATACCTATAATATACTGGTCACATTCTCAAGTGCGTATAGCTCAACTGATCAACTCGTTATCTCTGCCATGGGAACCACTGCAGGTGGATACTCGTGGAGTGTTCCACAGACACAATACTTTGTAGCTGATGGTGTAAACTTTGCTTATACCCTGACCAACAGCTTGGAAGGTACTAATCCTGCCAACGTGATTGTTGAGAAAAATGGTATTAGAGCGAGACCTGCCGAAGGCGTTGAATACATCGACGATGGTTCCAGCTTGCAATACTATCTGCCCACAAACGGCGGATACAGCCAGGCCTTGATTGCCGATAACGATGTCAGCGTTTACGTCAACAATGAACCATTAATACTAGGTATCGATTTTATAGTGGATCCGTATGATGGCAGTACAGACAGAACTATTACATTGACTTCGTCACCACCTGCAGGAGCAACAATCCTGATATCAGTGCGCACTGCTGCCCAGTATTACATCAGCGGCAATACACTGATATGGAAAACGTCTGGACCATTGATACCAATCGCCGGAGACATTGTGTCAGTAACCACATTTAACGACACTAGTGAACAGAATATTCTTACACAGGTATTTCAGGGCCCTACCACACAAGGTGTATTGATTAGCCAAGCATATGATGACACTGACTTTGACGATGGCACTGTAAACAATGCACCCGGATCGTTTGACTTCAGTACAGGCAGCGTGATTCAAACCAACAACTTTGATACTGGGCGCCTAATAGAAAACGTTGAGCGTATCGAAGTTACCTTGGACGGATTCTACTTGTTTGAAGGAATTGGTTATACGGTAGAAGGATCAGTTGTTAACATATCTGGTCCAATAATCAATGCTTCGCAAGTGGTCAGTATCACCAGCTACACTTCCAGTGTG